AACGCAGAAGATGTAGATACAAAAGCAGAAGATCACGCATACGATGCGTTACGATACATGTTAATGACAAGAATGACAGGATACGCTTCAATACATAAAACACTTGGCGGAATTAAAAATCATGTTTATCAAACCCACGATCAAACATTTGGATATTAATAAATGGCAGAAGAAATAAAATTAGACGAAAATATAACTATCCGTGATGCTTTTAAGATTGCTGGTAGAGATACGAAAACAACTACAAATCCTAAAACAAAAGTTCAAACAACTAGACCTAACCCTGTTCTTAAAAATTTAGAGAAAGCAGGTATAAGTCTTGATTCTCCCTTTTCTGTATTTCAAAATGAAGAAACATCTTTAAAATTAGCAGAAGCCGTAAAAGGTAAAACAGGTAAGGGGGGTGCTAACACTTTTGTAGAATTAGGCGTAGTAGAAAATAATTTAAAAACTAAGTATGAACGAAGAACTAAACAAGCTTTTCCTTTTATAAAAGTTTTTGGTGCAGATGGATTTTTACAAAAATCTCCTGATTTATTAGCTAAATATCCTGAAATACTCAAACAGCCAAGACGTAAAGATGTATTTGAAAAAATACCTGAAGCTAAAGTATCATTAAAAAATATAGCTCAAGGAATATCTGAAATACCTGATGCCGATGTTCGTGCTGCAGTAGCGTTTAATTCTCTTGTTCCGTTAAGACCATCAGAAATAACTAGTTTAAAAGCAGAAGATATAGATTTTAAAACAGGAGCTATATCAAAAGAATGGAGAAGAGTTAATAAAATAAGAAATCCAGTAGAACTACCCGAAATTGCTTTATCTATATTAAAAAATCAACAGTTAAAAGGTAACGAGTATTTATTTGGTGACGTTGAAGCTAAAGAAATGTCTGCTGCCGTTAAAAAACACGTAGCACCTAAATTTGCAGATTGGGTGCAAACTATGGGTAGAGAAATAAAAGGATCTAAAGACTTTAGAAAAATAATACCATCCATAATAGCTACGGAATTAGGACAAGGTAAGTATGTAAGTCAGATAATGGGGCATACAAAATATGATCAAATAACTGAAACGCTATCAAAGATGACTCAAGATCGTTATTTATCCCCCGTGCTTGACAAAACAGGTCCTACACCTAAAATTGCGTTAGTGTCTCTTCAAAACATGTATGGTGAAGTTTTAAAATTAGGCAGTATAAATGAACTTGCAGGTGAGTTTGACTTAGATTTACCAGATTTAACAAGTAAAGGTTCACCTAAAATAAATATTATACCACAAGATCAAGAGATTGTATCTGATGTAAGAGTAAAAGGAGAACTTACTGACGAAGATTTAGATTTAATAGAGGAAAGAAAAACAGCACGAAGAGCAGAGTTAGGTGAAAGAACTTCAAAGGCAGAGCTTGGAAAAATAAAAACAGACATAGAAATAGAAAAAGCAAAACCAGATCTATTTGCAGCAAGAGAAGCAACTCTTGAACAAGACATAGATTTTAAATTAAAAAAACAAAAACTTACAAAACAAAAAAAAGAAGAAAAAAGATTAGCTGATGAAAAAGCTCAACTTAATTTAGATTTAGAAGAACTTGATGAAACTGAAAAGAAAATAAAAGATAAACTGGGCAACACTAAATTGTTTGGTAAGTTTTTAGGTATAGGGGGTCTTATATACGGTGCAACTCTCATACCCGAAGATTTTAGTGCGGCAAAAGCTGCTAACATAAAAGCTATGGAAGATGAAACAGACGATAGTTTTGAAGCACGAATGAGAAGAGGAGCTAGTAGAGCAGTAGGACCTGATGTTATTGCAGGAGTTGAAGCAGGGGCAAGATTTCTTGATCCGGGAGTAGAAGTAGCTGCAGAGTATGGCCCTGAACTTGTCAAAGAAACATTTGGTGCAACAACTGTTGCAGATGCGACTTTACGACCCGGTATGAAACAAGCAACTCAAGAAGAATTAATGCGACCTATACAAAAAAGAGAACTTGAAACTGTTGCAGATGATGAAAGAGCTATCCAAGAACAAATGAATATTCGTAAAATGAGTGAAGATTTTAGCAGAGAAGCTGAAAGAAAGAGCCAACTTACGTTGGATGAACAAATAAACGAAATGTTATCACAAAGGAGATAATGATGGCGGATAATTTAAACAAAGGTGCAGCCTATATTATGGGATCAGACAAAGTAACAGTGGATAACGCTGAAGGTTCTACTAGTTTGCACAGAGAAGGTCTTGAGTTTTCAACTGAAGTAAACCAAGATGCTTTACAAGTTGACATGCCAAAGAAGCAAACTAAACCAACAGTTGAAGCTTCTTTTAATAAGATGGCTGAAGACAGAAACTACTTCTAATAAAGGTTACTATCAATGGCTGATAATTTCTTACAACCACCTGATGATACTATAGCAGCAATAGAAAATCCTGAAGATGAACTTCTGGGTATATCTGGTTACGTAAAAGATAAATTTAAAAGTGCAGAGGATGGTAGATACACCCACGAACAACGTTGGTTAAAAGCGTATAAAAACTTTCGAGGTATATATGACTCTACAACGCAGTATCGTGATTCTGAACGTTCCAAAGTATTTTTAAGAATAACTAAAACAAAAGTTCTTGCATCTTTTGGGCAAATAACAGATATTCTTTTTGCAAATAAAAAGTTTCCTATTGTTGTTGAACCCACCCCTGTTCCAGAAGGTATAACAGAGTTTGCCCATATGCAAACACCGTTAGATCAAATGCAACAGCAACCTCAAGATCCTTATGGTTTTCCGGGAGACGGCAGACAAGTTCAACCCGGATCAATGGATTTTTTAGGTGGTTTACAAGAAAAGTATGAAGGCACACCTTTAGCAGAAGGTCCTGCAAAACTAGGTGAACCTCAAATAAATCCTGCACAAGAAGCAGCATTAAATATGGAAAAAGAAATACACGATCAATTAACTGACACGGGGGCAGTTAACGTGTTACGAAGTGCTATATTTGAACAAATACTTCTTGGTACTGGGATTATTAAAGGACCTATGTTAAAAAATAAAAGAATACACAGATGGTCTAAGGGTGAAGATGGACAAAAAGTATATTCACCATATGATATGACATGCCCTGAAATAGAAACTGTATCGTGTTGGGATTTTTTTCCTGATCCTTCAGCAATTAAATCAGAGGACTGTGAATACGTTATACAACGACACCGTATGAACAGACAACAATTACGTAACTTAGCAAAGTATCCGTATTTTAACATTGAAGCTATAGAAAATGTAATAGCACAAGGTCCTAACTATCAAGACAAATATTACGAAGACACTATTCGTGATGACGAAACAGAACCAAACTACAACAAAAACCGATACGAAGTTTTAGAGTACTGGGGTGTTATGGATAAATCTTTTGTTGATGCAGCAGGGGGTTTAGTTGATCAGGATATGAATAACATGGATCAACTTCAAGTTAATGTTTGGGTGTGTGGTACAGAAGTAATACGATTTGTTCTTAACCCGTTTACTCCTGCACGAATACCTTTTCACGTGTTTCCTTATGAATTAAACCCATATCAAATGTGGGGTACGGGCGTGCCTGAAAATATGGAAGATGCACAAATGCTTATGAACGGGCATATGAGAATGGCTATAGATAACCTAGCACTTGCAGGTAATCTTGTACTTGATGTAGATGAAGCTAGTCTTGTTCCCGGACAAAACATGGATATATTTCCCGGAAAGATATTTCGTAGACAATCGGGCGTAACAGGAACAGCAATCAACGGATTAAAGTTTCCAAACACTGCACCAGAAAATATACAAATGTATCAAATATCACGACAACTTGCAGATGAAGAAACAGGTATACCTTCTATAATACACGGACAAACAGGTGTATCAGGGACTGGTAGAACGGCTGCAGGACTGTCTATGTTAATGGGCGGTGCAAACTTATCCATGAAAACAGTGATAAAAAATATAGACGACTTTCTTCTCAAGCCTTTAGGAGAAGCATACTTTCAGTGGAACATGCAATTTAATGATGATTCTCCTGATATAGTAGGGGATTTAGAAATCAAACCACGTGGCACTGCAGCAGTTATGCAAAAAGAAGTTCGCAGCCAACGTTTAACAGCATTGTTGCAAACTGTATCTAATCCTATGCTTGCTCCATTTGTAAAGATACCTAATTTAATTAGAGAATTAGCAATAGCACAAGACATAGATCCCGACAGTTTAGTAAACGATGAAAATCAAGCAAAGATATTTGCAGAAATATTACGAGGTCTAAATGAATTACAACAAGCTCAAACCCCTAATCAACAACCCGACGGCATGGCAGGCTCTGGAGGAATGGGTCAACCACCAACAGACGGTAGTGTTCAGGGGGTTGGTGCAGGCGACATCGGAGTTGGAGCTACGCCAGTTGCAGGGGAAGGCGGTTTTACTGGAAACGGTTCTATCCCTCAAGAACAACAGCAAGGATAATTAGTGGCATTAGTTGATCCCCCCAAAAAAACACAACCTGAAATAGATTTATTTAAAAAAGCTAAAAATGCAGAAGAATTTTTAAATCTTCTTCCACCAGATGCTCGACCTGTTTATTTACCTGATGGTTCAATGGGTTTTAGAGATTCTACAGGCAAGGAGTATAAAGTACCCCCTGCTATATCAAACGAAATGAGGGGTATAAAAAGTAATGTTTCGGATTTAACTGAAAGAACCTACTTAAATACTGTTGGAGCTAGAAATTTAGGAGTTATTCAAGAGCCTGATCAGTCAGGTTCGCAAGTTGCTTTAAGTAGTGGTTCAGATTTTCTAAAAAATGTGGGAGGTCCGGGAGCAACGACCTTTGATTACGATTTAAGTGACGCTGATTTACAAGAAGCCATAGATCTTCGTAAAGCTGCTTACGGTGTAGATACCATAGAAACAAGAACTGTAGTAAATGCAGATGGAACAGAAGAAAAAGGATTTTTTGAAAAAGTAGGAGATAAAGTTGTAGAAGTTTTTAAATCTCCTCAAGGTGTTGTTACAAACGTTAGTCCTGTTAGTGGTAAAACAATTACAACACGAATACCTGCTTTAGAAGGTACAGTTAATTACGCACTTCTTACAACTCCACTTGCGGGTCTTGGTACAGCTATGGGGGAAATGGGAGAAAAACTTGTTGCAAGACAAACGGAAGAAGTTAAACGTGCAGCACTTGGTCAACCTTTTTATGGTGCAGGGCAAGTTCAACACAAAGCAACAGGACAGATTGTAGATTTAACAACTTCTCCCGCCTTAACTAATCCTCTTGCAAACGCTTTAGGTTTAACGGGGGGTGCAGCAGGAACTTATGCTGAATCTACCCTTGAAGGTCCTTTTATATATAATGGTAGAGAATACGCTACATATAGTGATGTTGTACAGGCTGTGCAAGGAAAAGTTACGCCTTACGGAATGGAACGATTTATACCTGCAGGTGAAACTTATAGTAAAGAACGAGTAGTTGGAGCGGGGCTAGATCGTTTAGGTGAATACAATGAAGATAGGGGTGAAGTAGACTTAGGATTTGGAAGAAGAGGTGCAGTAACGGGAGTTGCTATTGATCAAGAGGGTAATTTACAATACAAAACAGGAACTGGTGGATTTTTCATGGGTATGGGTGAAATGGTTAGAACTGGTACAGGTATAGGATATAGTGGGGGAAGAGCAGACATTGCAAAAGGAAAAGATATATCTTTTTTTGAAGCAACAGATTTACTGAACAAAATAAACGATGGTACAATTACATCTACACCAAATACAACACAGTTTTTGCAGAACATAGTAAGTTATAATCCGCCTGAAGAAGATCCTGACTATAATCCTACTACTATATCATCACCAGTAGGCGGGTATAGTGGTCTTGAAGGATATTTTGATTTAAATAGAGATGCTGTTGTTGAAACAGATATTGGTTCAGGAGTACGGTACAGTGGAGAAGGAGATTATAATCCGGGATATGTTTTTAGTGAAACATTAGATACAGACGTTTACAGTGAAGACTATACTAATATACCAGATTTTTATAATCCGCCTGAAGAAGATCCTGATTATAATCCTACTACTATATCATCACCAGTGGGTGTTCCTGCTCCCGATTCGTTTTTTGATAGTTCAAATGAAAGTAATGAGGGGTCTGGTGAAACTAGTGTTGACTCAATTGATGCGTACACAGCAGAAGGTGGTCGCATAGGTAAACAAGAAGGTGGCACAACTGTAAAACCCGTATCACAAATAGTACAAGGAGCAGGATTTATTGCACCTCAAAATAACGCTACCGAAGAACAAACTATAGCAGACGACATACCAATGGAAGCGGAAGAGGGGGATTTTATTATTAATGCACCCGCTGCTCAATTTGCAGGTAGACAAGATATTGTTACCATGATTGTAGGAGCTATTGAAAGTTTACGAGAAAAGGGGGTTGACATTCAATACGGAAATCCTAAAATACCTATAAAGAGAAGAGTTCAACTAGCTGTATCCCGAAATGAAGTTTATGTACCTAAAGTTGTAGCAGAAGAAATAGGCTATGATAAATTAGAAAAAATAAATAATCGTGGTAAAAAAGAAGTAGAAGAAAGACAACAAGAAGCACAACAACAAGCTAATCGTGGTGGGTTTGTAAAAAAAGCAAGTGGTGATGTTGTTGAGGACAAATCAAGTATAATTGGCACTGACGAAGGAAATTTTTTACAAGATTTAGGTAGAATTGTAATTGATAAATTTGGTGATAAATTAAAAGGATTTTTATCAAAAGATGAGAAAGAATCAATACCCGAATTTTTACCAGAACCAAGACCTGAAATATCTAAAAAAGAAATAGAAAGTCAAGATTTACAAAAACAAGAAAAAAAACTAACGCCTAAAGAATACGAACCACAAACTGAATTTCAAAAATTAGTTTACCAAGCTTTAGAAAGTGTAGAAAAACCTAAGAAAAATAGAAATGAAGCTTATATACCTGACGGATATGCTGTGCCAGAATATAAAGGAACACCTTTTAAAAACAGTGGGGCTACAATTGGGTTAGGAGTTGATCTAGGACAATATAGTCCTACAGAATGGAACGCCATAGATTTAAACGAAAATTTATTTAATAAAATTAAACCTTATATTTTAAACGGGCATTTATTAAAAGGCACATCAGGGTTAGCTACTAACAAAGATAAAGTGCATGGATCTGGGGGACTTAAATTACTTAGGGGTCAACCTTTAATTTTAAATGATACAGAGTTAGCAGAATTAAATTCAAAAATATTTAATTATAAATTTAATAAATTTGAAAAAAAACACGGTTCAGATTATAAAGATTTTAACAACCCCGAAGATAAAGCAGCGGCTTTTGTGATGGATTGGGGGGGTGCATTTAAGAACCCTTTAACTTTTAAACAAGTGTTAAAAGAAACATTAAATACAGAAACTGCTTTAGAGAGAGGGTTTATAAACAATAAAAACATTCCTTCTACAGGGTTGATAGCAAGTAGAGCAAAAAGATTATTAGGTTGGTATAAAAAATATAGAGATAGTAAAAATAAAAATATAGAAATAACACCCAAACCTAAACCCAAAGAAATTCAGGTTAATCCTGATAATAGATCATTTCTTGCACCTTCGCCTTCGATGGTGTAACGAAAAGATTTCGTCAGCTACCCACGTATTAGTGGCCCTGACAAACCGAAGCAGCTACCCACTGCCATGTGGCACTGCGATAAATGAGGTATATAACGATGGCAAAACAAGTAAAAGGCGTAAGAGCTAATAAACCAAACGATTCTTTTGGTACAATAAATGAACCTAATCTTTATCGTAATAAATATCGTGAAGATGTTTACAAAGATGATGAAGAAGAGATAAAAGAAGAACAAGAAACAAAACAAGACGAAACGGACACTTCGCAAGAAGCCACTCCAAAAGATCAAAGTTTTGTGGAAACAAAAGAAGAAGGTGGAACTGTCTACAAAAAACGTTATGATGATTTAAAAAAACATTATGACAAGAAACTTGACGAGTGGAAAACAGAACGTGATGCTCTGGAAGCTGCTAACAAAGTTTCAGATACTGGAGTCGAGATACCAACAACTCCCGAAGAAATAACGGAGTTTAGACAAAAGTATCCAGACGTGTACAAAGTTGTTGAGTCTGTAGCAGCAATGCAAGCAGAACAAAAGGCAGGAGATCTCAAAGGTGAGATTGACTCTCTTAAAAAACGTGAAGAAGATTTGATTGTTCAAAGTGCTTACAAAGAACTTACATCACAACATCCTGATTTTCAGGAAATTAAAACTGATGAAAACTTTCTTCAGTGGCTTGATGAACAACCTAAATCAATTTCTGACGGTATTTACAAAAACAACAAAGATGCACGGTGGGCAAGTAGAGTATTAGATCTTTATAAAGCCGATGTTGGTATAACCAAAGAATCAAAAAAGACTGTTAAAAGTGCGGCTCAAACAGTAAAATCTACTAAAGCAAAAGAGATTGTTACTGATACAAACGCAAATAAAAAAGTCTGGAAGGGTTCTGACATCGCCCGACTTAAACCGTGGGAGTTCGAAAAGGTGGAAGCCGAAATCGATCTAGCACGAAACGAAGGGCGAATAGACATGAACAGCTAAACCTCAATTAAGGAGAGAAAAATGGCTTTCGGAACTTCGGCGGGTTACGGTAACTTACCTTCGGGTAATTTTGCCCCGCAAATTTTTAGCCAAAAAGTTCTCAAATTCTTTAGACGTGCTTCGGTTGCAGAAGATATTACTAATACTGATTACACGGGAGAAATTGAAAACTTTGGTGACACCGTGAATATCATCAAAGAACCTACAATAACTGTATCAAGTTATACTAGGGGATCTGTGGTAAACACACAAAACTTGGCAGACGATCAAATTACATTGACCGTAGACCAAGCTAACGCATTTGCATTTAAAATTGATGACATCGAGGAAAGACATTCTCATGTTAACTTTGAAGCATTAGCAACTTCTTCAGGTGCTTTTTCTTTGAAGAGAAAATACGATGCAAACGTACTACAAGCTTTATCAGACGGTGCAGGTCTTGCAGGTGCTGATGATGCAAGTTTATCAGGTGGATTAACAACTACTAATTCAGCTTTAGGTACAGCGTCTGCCCCTATTAACGTAGAGACAGATGATGCAGGTATCAACCTTATGCTTTTAATGGCTAGAGTGCTTGACGACCAATCTGTACCAGAAGAGAATAGATGGTTTGTTGCTCCTCCAATCTTCTATGAGAAGATGTTTCAAGCAGGTAATAAGATTGCTGAAGTTAATATAACTGGTGATGCAACTTCTAACCTAAGAAACGGACTTGCAACTCCGGGTACACTTGCAGGCTTTTCTTGCTACAAGTCTACAGCTTTAAACAGCACAGGTGGAACTGACCAAGTAACATTATCAGGTGTCGCTACAGACGCTTCTGAGAACGTTATTATGGCAGGTCATATTTCTGCTTCTGCTACAGCGTCTCACATCGCAAAGACTGAAGTGGTACGTTCAACTGAATCATTCTCTGATGTTGTTAGAGGACTACACGTTTTTGGTAGAAAAGTTCTTAGACCAGAAGCCTTAGTTCGTGGCATCATTGATTTTGCTTAACCTATAGGAGGAATAAATGGCGACTTATGATTTAACTCCTAACGGAGGAACTGCGGGTCATCCGGGTAATGTTGCAAGACCTTACGTAATGACCTCAAAAGTACACGATACTGCAGACGGTGGTACAGGCGGAGACGTTGTTCAATTGATTGACGTTCCTGCTGACACTATGGTTGTTGCAGGTGCTTTAGAAGTTTTAGAAGCAAGAGGTAACGGTCAGATTACTCTTGATGTGGGTATTACTGGTGGCGATGTAGACTGTTTTGTAGACGGTTCTGCATGTGCTGCAGGTTTTACACCATTTCTTGAAGCTGCCGTTGGTGCTTCTGGATCTAATGCTAGAATTTTAACTTCAGCAGATACTATCGATGCGTTAATTCTCGATGGTGGATCAACAGGAGAATCTGCACTACGTTTTAGAATACACGTAGTTTTAGCAGATATTTCTGCCAATCCAACTGAAACTGCTACAGTTTCTACTGGCACATAATAAGGTGGGGTGGGCAACCACCCCTTCTTTTACTTTCACGGGGGAAGATTTTTGTTAATAAAGGTAAATAATGTTATTGCAATTACTAACCAAAGAAGACATAGACAAATGTTTAAGTCTTTGCCCGAGCATGGTAGACGGCAACAAGACACAGCCGTTAAAAAGCGTTAAGAAAAATTCAGAGTCTGTAAAAGTAGACGATGAAATAAGAAGTTTAGTTTCAGCACGAATTATACACAACCCGTTTGTTGATTCAGTTATTAACCCCACACGTGTATCGGTTAATTTTTACAACCACTACAGAGAGGGTGATTACTACAACAAACACGTAGACAATTTTAAAGCCGAACCTAAAATAAATCACACTTACTTTGATTACGGTTTTACAGTTTGTTTATCAGATGACTACGAAGGCGGGGAGTTTGTACTTGACAATGAAATAGGTGAAATACCTTTTAAATTAAAAGCAGGTCAAGTTTTATTCTTTCCAATAATTTATCCACACAGCGTAAACAAAGTAACTGGTGGATTACGAAGAGCCTTGATAGGTTGGTTATCTACGAATGTAAGTTATGAACAAAGTTATGTGTTGCGTAACCTATACGAAGTAAATGCACACGCAATACAAAACAAACAACACGATTTAGCCGTTAAATCTACTCTTGTACAAAATTATTTAAAGAAACAGTGGGGTAGATAGGTGGCATACTTAATGAGTAACGTACCACACTTTAAGTGTTGGGTACGAAAAGAATTTACACATAATCACCAGATGTATCATGGTGAATATTTACACGGACTAGCAATAGCCGTAAACACAGTACCAGACAGATGTCTTAGTTTTCAAGTTGTATTTACAGGATGTGAAAGTGATGACGATGAAAACGAACCGAACGTACACGGTGGTGCAATGTGGGCAAGGATGCCGATAACAGCACTGGTTGCTGATATACCGTACGAAGAGTGGCCGCAGATAATGCCAACGCATTTGGCTCAACCGTGGGATTGTAGCTCACACCACCACTCAATAGTACGATTAGACAGAGTTAGTTCTTCTCCGTGGATTTGCAAAATAGACGGAGAGTTTCATAAAGGACAATATTTGTTTACTGTAGACTACACAGAAAGTGACATAGCAGATGACCCTGCACAACACAAACAAAGTCACGTGCTACAGTTAACAGATGCAGGAGATTGGACAGGTAACA